ATGTCACGCCACAAATCCCCCTGCTATACTCCCATCATCACCCACCACTCCGAAACCAACATGCACAACATCACCAGCCTCACCCAAGAAGAAAAAGACAAAATTAATGCCGATTTAGCCGCATCCGGTATCGCGTACAAAGAAAGACTCGGACTGCCGTATGATCTGTGCGAAACAGAAAGCCAGCAGCCCGAGCATTTACGCCCGTACTTCAGAGAGAGACTGGAACATTACAGGGAGATCGGGAAAAGGTTTCCGCGCGGGTTTGAGTATGAGAAGGAGTGATTGTTATTTACAAGCCTCGCCAGCTGGTTCGGCTTGTTATTTCAATTAAATGCACTAATTCAACAGTCCAGTTTTTGTTTCCATAACTGAATCTGATAATGAATACGTATCAACTACGCCATTCTTGAATATAACAATGAGCTGCTTTGTTTGCGTATCAGCACCACCATCAAACAAGCCATAGAAAGGAATAAATGACGTCCCTTTAACCTGTGTATTTGCCAGCGTGTAAATCCACTGCTCGCTTTGTTCAGCGTTGAAAGTTGTCATTCCCGGTGCGCCAAACAATTGACGCACTTCATCTTTTGTAGTTTTGCCTTTTACAAGTTTTGATTGCACTGATTCCTGTGATTCATTTTTAATTGAATGATTGCCAGCAGAAGCACAGCCACCAAGAATAACCGCTGCAAAAATCAAACCGGTAATAAAAATCTTCTTCACATCCCCACCCTCAATAATTAGTTTCCCTCATGTTAATCATCTGGTGGTGCAAAGGAAAGCAAAAAGCCTCAGTTAAGAGGCGGCGTGTGATCTGAATTACAAGGCCGTCCGTGGCCTGTGGGTTTAATTGATTAACGCAGGGTGCTTACCGTTAAGACTGGTCTGCAAATACATGAGAAACGCATATCCAGTTTTAAACCGGTCATATAATCGCTTGGCAATCGGCGAATCCATACTCACCAATGCCGGATATAAATCAACTTTCCATGCGGTGTAAATGGCTTCATATTGTTTCGCCAGCGCATTCACATTGTAGATATCTCTTTCTTTATTGGCGCTGAGGTCGGCAATCTCTTGCTGCTTCGGAATGTATTCGCCTTCCAGCGCATCAAGATATGAGATAGCCAGCGGGATTTGCTCCGGCAGCAATTCGTTGATGTGCTGCACACCGAACTCAGCATGAACATGTTTCCAGATGTCCGGGTAGATATTGCCGACACCGTGAGCTATAAGACGCTCGGCTGTCTGCCGTAACGGGATGAGTTCTTTCGCCGTGGACTGGCGGAAGTTTGGCTTTTTCTTTACCTCACCTGTAGTCCAGTATTCATACAGAACATCGTCGCACTCTTCCTGATAGCGGATTACCTTGTCGCGGATTTCAGGTTTAACTTTGTTCGGGCTGATGGTGTGTAACCATCCAGCAAGTTTGCGTAGAGCCAAGCAGAGCATATTGCGCTCTTTACCGTCTGCGGCAACTATCACGATTTCCGTGATGGTTGATTTAAACCGCTGTTTTACCTTCTCAAACTGCGATTGCCATGTTAATCCCATACCTTCAACGATTGGCTTCATTGGCACATACGGCTGACCGTTGTAATTGACGACATACAAATTGTCACCGTGGAAAGGTACATTGATTGTTGAAATTGATATGCTCATGCCGCCGCCCCCTGAGTTAACAGTTTTGCCAGTTTAGAAAGCCCTTTCGGAGTGACACGAACCTGCGGGATAGATTTATCTTCGCCGTCCGGTTTAGTGATCACTGTTACTTTGTGCTCAATAAGACCCTGCTGGATTTTGTCCTGATAACCAATCCACGGAGTACCAAGTCGGCGGTAAATCCATTTGAGCTGGCTCATGGTGTCAAAAAGAGACTTCGGCTTAACCTGTAACTGTTTCGCGGCATCCGTCACACACATAGAGCCTTGAGATTTGGCAATGCGTGTCAGGGCTTCAACATCGGGCTTCATTTCTTCAACTTTGGATTCAAGCTCAATGACTTTTTCGGTGTAGGTCAGCAAAGTGCTACGCAGGAATGACGGATCATTCAGGGCGGCCATTGGGTCGACAGATGGCTTTTGCAGCTCCTTCAATTTTTCCAGAACAGCCCGGCGCACCGCCTTGGATTCACGCATTCCAACAAGAGTCATTTGCTCCATATTAAGCGAATACCCTTTTACCTTGCGTTTTGCGCCCTGAGAAGTGGTCACGTAAAAATTTTCCGCGACCCCGATATCATCAATCTCATCCTCAATACGAGCAATGAAATGTCTATTTTCAACTTCCGTTTCTCCGGCAGAAATACGGGCTGGATTAATGATCTGGTTAAGAAAGTCAATACTTGACATAGTGACATTTTGGTTCGTAACTGCTAAATTAGACATAGAGTTATTTCCTGTGGTTAGGTTAACTTGATTTGAAGCCCCGATGGTTGCCGCCATTGGGGTTTTGTTTTTATTGGCACTGCATGCGCTTATCATTATTAATACTCCACACCAACCGCTGAATAATTGCAGAGTTAAGCGACAACCCTTCTTTTTTGGCCTTTTCCTCTACCGCTACCTTCACATTCTTTGGTAACCGCAAGGTCAGCTTCTCTATTTCTCTCTGTGTATAAAGTGCATCTTTCATTACAATTTCCTTTTATGTGATGGCGGCTATTTGCCACTAGAGGCAATTTACCACGATTGACAATGAAGTCAAGTAGCCACCATACTCTTTTGAGATTATCTTTTCAGGTGTTAAAAATGAGCAAATACCCGAGCCAAACCCAGGATAAATTCACCGTCAGATTTCCAGATGGGATGCGAGATGAAATAGCAAAAAGAGCAGAGAAAAATGGCCGGTCGATGAACGCTGAAATAGTCCAAATTCTGGAGGACGCACTTTCGAACCAAGGTGATACAAGCTATGAACCTGCTAATATGGATAAAATATCCTTTACCGTAGATGAATTAAACAGGATCACCAACGGCATAAAAGAAGCTCTCATTCATGAATTCGAGCAAAACTTCATTATTACGAAAAAAGAAAAAAATTAAGCCCCTTCCGGGGCTTTCCACGATGAACGCTCAATCTGCAGAGCCAGATGTCCTGCATGTTAATTACCCAACACTAACCGGATAAAGTGTCATCTCAAACTCAAATAACTCACTGGATGATGTTCTGTTAAACACACCGACATACCCTGATGTTGCGATCGCCGTTCTGAATGATGATGAATTCACTGCACCATCATCTGATTTAATAGTGAACAGGTAATCGCCGGAAGCATGGTCAGAATAAATCCAGACAGTAAACCCTTTTTGACCATGAGTATTGCCACCAAGAATCAGCCAGTCTTTTGGCTCGCCTCCAATCCTTGTTCCTATGGCAATCTGACCGTTATCAGCACACCCAACCAACACACCTGTATCCATCAGATAGTCATAATTTAAAGCTATGAAGGTGTTTTTTGATAACCCGGCAGGAACGCGCAATCGACCAACTATCGAACCTGGTGAAAGATACGCATCTGTTGTTTTGCTGAACTGATTACCTGACATGAGACTTGTCACTATGCCATCATCAATTTGCGATCCATTGCCCGCAATCAGCACCGGCTTAGGCATGCCGCCAGCCTTACTGAGCCTGGTCGGCTGAATATGAACCCCGTCTCTTCTGGCATCACCAAATTTAAGAATTGGGTACCATGCGGTATCAGGGTTGCCGTCATAGATAAATCTTATTAAATTAAGTCCTTTTCTTAATTGCCCGCAATAAGTTGAAAGCGTCCGGTCTTTTCCAAAGTAAGATGAAGCAACCTTCCCCCTCAGTATTGTCCTGTAATTATTAACCATGGTATTGCGGTCAGCGTATGCGCCTCTTCCTGACAGAGATATTCCAGCCGGACTATATACCGTAACATTATTATTTACTGATGCACTGGAGTGTCTGTTCCATGGCTCAAGTATCGTGAGAGATACCCCGTCATCTTCACACCAAACCATGGTGGTAAACGTGATATTTTCACCATTTGTTTTTACATAAGGAAGGAATCCCATCTGACTTAAAACCGGCGTCCCTCCAGCAACACCATAGACAGGCTGCAAATGTTTATTCGATGGCGTTACAGCATCCCAGAAACTTTCCACAACAGCCGCGTTCTGGACATCACCAGCTTTCACTTTTCTGACATACTTCTTACCCAGAGTTTGCATGAACATTGCAGCTCCCATGTTCATGTGACCAAGCTCTTGCGGGTGAGTCGTGTCCCAAACACCTTCTTTTTTCACATAGTAAAGATACTGGCTGCGGGTGTTATAACTTCCGGCCTGAGTGAGCCATCCGCCAAGATTGTAGTATTCCACGCCAAGTTTTTCGCTCATCTGTAACTTTGTTGCATGCTCAAAGCCAATGTGCTTAGGGTCATTATCATTAACCGTCACAATAGCGACAGCGCACCCATATCCACGCGCCTTACGAATAAACATATCTATCTTATCCCGGTACACCTCAACTCCGGCTGACAGGTCATTCCAACCCATGGCAAGAATGCATGCTTTTGGCGGCTTTGCCCCATATGCAGAATTACCGAAAAAGCCTATATCAAAATTACGATATCCCCATCCATCAGATAATTTTGCTCCGGAAAGTGATGCGTTATAAATACGAAACATAGGAGTTGCACTATAGCGCGACTGAACTGAATTCATCAGATCCGCCCAATGCGCACACCAGGAATGCGAGCCTCCATTATCAGCCAAAGAGTGGTTATATGAGATCGGTGCACTCAGATCGCCATTTGTCACCGGTGGTGATGTCCAGTCCTGTTTCCCCCATGCCCCATCTGTAATGGAGTCGCCAACTATACCTATACTCACTGGCTCCTGGTCATATATAGCCTGGTATAAAACATCAGACAGTGACACTCCGTCTCCATTTGTGGCCTTGCCGATATCAAAGATGATGTCATTGCCGTACCATTGATTTTTTACGATTAATTTTCCTTCACCAACGAATTTACGAACATCATCGTCAGGAAGTAAATTCACACGAATTGTTACATCATCGGGAATATAAATTTTACTAGGATATGAGAATGCAACATCACGGTTATCAGTGGTGTCATCAAACACGATTCCGGGAACATAGTAGACAGACTCAGCATCTGAATATTTAAACCTTCCTTTGCTGATTTCTGTTCTCAGACTGGCATCACCAACACCAACCCACGACCCCATGCCGACACCGCCAGCAGATTCCGGAGTTGACCCCGCAGGGACTGATTTAGGCAAATCACCATCCCAGCGGTAGTATTCGCCGGTAGTTTCATCACGCAGAATTTCATTGCGTTTTGTAATTTCTGCGCCCAGCTGGAAGCTGTCCATAGGGATATAACCGGCAGCAATGATCGCCTGGTTAATATCGACTTTGAATCGCTCCATGAGCTGTTCAAATATCCAGCGCATGCCTTCGATGGTCATATGGCAGCGGCCAAACCGATCTTTATATTCGTGTTCCAGCGATGTCACGAACTCATCAATTTTACCTGAATTAAATTTCAGGTCGCGCGGCGCTTCACTTGGTACTGCATTTTGAGTAGGGATAGTAGCCATGTGCCTTTTCTTCCAATAAAAAAGCCAGCACTTAGGCTGGCTTGTTGGTTTGAGTGTTATGTCAGACGTTATAGTCTGCTTTCGGTGCGAAATACTCGCTTGCGGTGATGGAGAACGTGCCGTCTGCATCCGGTTTCTTATCAGATACTACCCAGCGCATGGCATCCATTTCAGTGACGGTTGATATGATGTACCGTGACGGAGACTGAATATTGTGGCCGTCATAGATATTGAGTTGAATGTCAGGGATGTCAGCAATAAAACCTTTATCCGTATCAGTCCGCGCCTGCGCCGGATATTCGCCGGATGAATTGCCGAGGTGATCGGTGATGCTCACCACCATGTCGCCGGAAAACTCAATACGCTCACTGGTGCTGAATACATTGCCGCTTCTGCCGGTGATGTGTCCGCTCTGCTGATTACTGTCGTAGCTGTCAGCCACCAGTACCATATCGCCGGGATATACATAGTCACCGTCTGCCAGCGTTTGCAGGCTGATGCTTGTCCGCTGACTGACCAGGCGGTCCATTTCCAGTAGAGCTCGGTCAATAGCCTGATACTCGTTCCGGCATCCGTGCAGGGTGATTTTGTTCGGGCTTTTTGCTGCTCCTTTCACCACTGCGCCGTTTTCGATACGGTACTTCAGATAGGTTTTTTTGTTGGTTCGCGGATTAACGTATTCAACCTCAACGCCGTCATTCCCGCCCGGCAGAGACATATCGTATGAGATGCGGAAGTTATTGCCGGTGATATTTGACCGGTTAAACACCGCCGCCGGATATCTCCTTTCTTCCTCCCGGGAGAATGTCAGCACGCCGTTGTCAAAGAATGCTGTCACCCGCGCCACGTTGCAGATTGTCTCGATGCGCTGACCGAGCGATACATCCTCATCATCAAACGTGTAATCGAAGTACCCGATGCGCTTGTCAGACAGCCCTGCGTAAATCTCATACAGTCCATGCAGATCGATAGTGTTCTCCGGCTGCTTGCCGGTAACCAGCCACGTATGTGCCACAGCATCAGCAAATGAGCGCGAAGGCCGCTCTGTGTAATCCACTTTGCGGTTGACCATGTCATAGCTGATCACATGCCGCGTCACCAGGGCGTTATATTTGCGCTCACGCGAGCTTGTCGGGTTCTCAGTCGCTCTGACTGTTACCCGAACAAGAGTATCGTCATTATGCTTCTCATTGAGCCTGCGGCGGATGATGTGGGCCTTCTCCAGTTTCAGGATGCTGTGGTCATTACTGTTTTCCAGTCTGGTTAACTGGAATGCATATCGACCGTACCCACCTTGTGGTGTGAATTTCTCCGTTTTGTAATAGTTTTTTGTCTTTGGTGCTGCCGGAAATCCACGATTATATGATTCCCTGGTGCCGGAAATTTCCTCGTTGTTATCATCCACTTTCCAGAACTCCATCCTGGCATTGGCATAATCACCCTCGCCGAGCTGGGCGTTTATGTGGACCCACAACTGACCACCATCCATCGGTGAAAAGAACGGACCGACAGTCAAAAACTGATTGTCATACAGAATAAATTTAGTGGTATTGACGACAGCATTTGGCGGCAGCGTCGCCAGGTCACCACCGGAAAGGCTGGTGAAAAAGAACTCGTAATACTTTTTAGGCAGCACGATTGACCCGTCATCTGTTTTTTTCGCCTCAGACAGATAAGCATCCACCTTGATGTCTTTTGTCACGTTACCGTTTGGCGTGTCGTACGATACATTTACGGTCATTGATACTGAGCGCGGTTTGATAATGTCATAGAAGTAATCGAACTCACTCTGACGGCTGATTTTAATCATCGCCTCGCCGCCCTTTATCTCACCGGAAATGACCTCATTCGCCGTTGCCTGATACTGCGGTATTTCATCACTTTCATTCGGCCCCGGCACTTCCTGACCGTCAACATCGTGAAACTCAAACCCCTCAAATATCTCAGGGATATTCTCACCTGGCTGAAATATCTGATAGCTGGCACCGTCCAGCGCGGTTAATTCTGATTCTGAGTATTTCACGTTTTCGATATCAAATTTCCCGATACCGAAGTTCATCCACTCCGTGACTTTTTTCTTGTTATCGATGTACTCAAACAGTGACTGCTGAATCAGATCCGGGTATGCCCTCACCTGACCGTGAATTTCCGGTCGTGCCTGGTATGTTCTGGCGACATTGGTTTGCCCGGTGAGCCGGTTGTTCGGGCTGTCTTTAACGTTAGCGTCTGCTGATGTGAATGACGGAGATTTCGGTGCCAGAAAAGAGAACACCTTCGACACCAGTTTGAATATCGGGCTTAACAGGTCTCCGATGGCACCGCCTTTCGGCTGGTCAAATACCTGAATGTGATGAGATTCAGTGACAACAAAATCAAGGCTGTCGCTATCATTCAGCTGCACACCATTGACCATGATCACAACGTCGCTGCTGATGCTCTGTTCTTTCAGCCAGTCAAAAAAAAGAGAGCCGGACTTTACTTCGACTCTCTCTTTCGGTGCTCCCGGCAGGCGCTGAATTTCAATTACCGGCATAAGTCATAAACTCCACTTTGCTGTATATCCGCTGAATAGTCAGCAACCTGTCCAGACGGACATGCCCGTTATCACCACGGCTGTGCAAAACCATTCCGCCGAGCACAACGCCGACATGAACCGGCACCGAACCGTCATAGGCCACAAATATCCCGCCACTTACCGGATGTTCTTCCGGCTTCCAGAAACTAACCTCATTTTGATAACAGGTCATAAAATCACTGTCAGATTCATAACCGCTGTCGTGATGAATTTCAGCGCCGATAACATGCCGGTAATAGAGCGTCACCAGCCCCCAGCAGTCACACGCAGTAAACGAACATGCCCGGTTAACCCACGGCACCCCGATCATCCTGTCTGTAAATTCGTCTGTCGTCATACGGCCTCCAGCCCCGGCCACTCCTGAGGCTCATAAATGCGGCCGACATTCTTGTTCAGCGGATTGGTCATCGAAAGTGTCATTGATACCGCTTCCGCGTCCAGTGATACATCCTTTGCAAACAGCTTCCAGCGTACGATTGCCGTGCCTTTGTCTGCCTCATCAAACAGCCGGTACGTCACCTCGACCGGAACCATCCGTGAATATGACCGCCATGCTTTCAGTTTCTGCTTAAACTCGTGCGCCACACGGCTGAATTTCACGCTTGCGTCGATGATCGGCGTTTTACTCTGCTGACTCTCCGACATCTCAAAGTTGCACGGAAGGTATTCAATCCCGCCGAGTATCTTCGGGTAAATCTGGTGAGTGATCAGATAAATATCGCCGAATGAAGGATGTGATAACTGGAGTGTTTCGTACAGAATGCGGTTTGGTCGTTGTGCGCGGAACTCACGCAATGTCGGCATTATCCCTCCTTACACCGTGGCAGTGTTTCAGTGACAATGACATCCAGCCAGCTGCCGAACGGCGGCGGGAACTCGATAATCACATCACCGAACTCATCATCATCGTTATGCAGGTTTTTACAGATAACCTGACCTGTCCATGTGACCGACGCACCGTTAACGCTGGTCTGCACCGGGTAGGATACAAAGTGCAATTCCTGCTCCTGCAATCCGCTGCCGCCGATGTCGATTTTCATCCGGAACCACCGGTTGCAGTTGTCCAGATAATCAGGATGGCGCAACCACTGAGCAAACGCCCGTTCCTGTACCAGTGTGAATACCCAGGTGACATTCCAGACCGTTTTCAGGTCATCGGTCAGTTTCTGGAATATCGGTGCACCGACCTGTGGCTGATCTGTCATATAGCCGGTGTCGATGGTCATGTTTTTGTCCGGCTTCTGTGCCAGAGGAAGCCAGTCCGGATAGTCGATAATCATCTCACCCTCGCAGATGCTGTTGTGTTTCGTGTGATGGCGCTGTGCATCGGCCCTTTGTTATCCATATCTGTGATAAACGCATCTATGGTGATTCCGTTGCTGTCCTGTCTGGCCTGAGCATCAATCCTGTTACCTCCGGATGAATAGTCATTGATATTCACCGTCACCGGAACCTGTCCGCCGCCAATATCACGGTTACTGATGACCTTGCCGTTATCGCCGGGGATCATGTACTGGTTGCCGTTTGATGCTTTGAATATCTCCGGCTTCCCGCCCTCACCAACCCGGTACATTTCACCAGCAGACACCGGGCCACCATCTTTACGCGCACCGGCAATCGTCAGTGCTTTCATTCCGATACTGGTTGCCGCGCCGGTCGCCTGTGCCGCAGTATACGCACCAAGACCACTGGCGGATGCCGCCCCCATCGTTGCGATAGATGCCGCAATAGCCGCCGGAGTCCACGCAGCCAAAGCCGCAGCGCCACCGGCAACGGCTGCTGTTGCGTTTGCAGCCTGAGTAGCAACTCCTAATGTCTGACCGAGGATGAAGTTTTTAGCCATCTCCACGCCAACCTGAACGATAGAGTTGACCACGCTGTTAAGCATGGTATTACCCAGCGACCGCGCAGCGTCACTCCAGCTCATGGTTTGTGTGATCAGGCCGGTGATAGCGTTGGACGCATTCCCTGAGAGAGAATCAACCGCCGATGTGAGCATGTCATAGCCCAGGCTTTGCTGACTTAGTAACTCCCACTGCGCGGCAAGCTGCTGCTCCTGATACTGTTTATCCTGTGCAGTTTTCAGCGCCAGATACTGTGCGTCCGTGGCTTGTTTGGCTGCGATATACTGGTCATGGCTGATTTGCCCGTCCTGCTGCGACTGCTTCAGCAACGCCTGCTCTGCCTGATAGTACGACTCCATCAGAGCCAGCTTCTGAGCATTTTCGTTAGCCAGTGCCTGAATTGGGTCAATTTTCGCCCGATTCTCAGCGACAATATTCACCTGACCATTTGATGTTTCTTCCGATATTTTGCGCGAATACTCAGCGTGTATCGCTGCCCTGCGTTGCTGATATTGCTCTTCGGTAACCAACTTACCTTTCAGTTGTCGCTCAAGTTGCTCCTGAGCCAGTTTCATATCCTGATCGGCTTTCACCCTAGGATTCTGCTCAAAGGCATCTTTCCGGTCTTTTATCTTCTGAGTGAGGTCGTACTCCTTACCGGCAAGTTCAGTTATTTCGGCTATCTGTGCTGCATTAGCCTTTGACCCAAGCTTCTGCACTGCCTCAAGGATTGCTGCCTCTCTGGATAGGCCTTTAGTTTCCAACTCTGCAACCTTCGTCGCATTAGCCAGGTCAGTTATCTTCTGTTTGAGCTTTTCGGCTTCTGTGGCTTCTTTTTTTGCCTCAGCTGCGGCTTCCCTTGATGTTTTAATACCGGTTTTTTTTGCTTCGCTTGCCTCGCCAGCTTTAGCCGCTAATTCAGCAAGTTTTTCAGCTTCCTGCTCTGATATCCCTTTATCTTCAACGTAATATTTGACCTGTAATTGACGCTTAACTACGTCATCCTTCGCGCCAGCCATTTCAATTTCACGTTCAAGCGTCTTTTTCATGTCAGCGCCAGCATCTGACCATTCAACTTTCAGGCTTGCTGAATTGAACTTTTGTTTTGCTTTCGTCGCGTTTTCTAAATCAATTCCATATGCACGGAGTGCGGCTCCGGCATTAGGCAGTGCCGTCCTGGCTTCGGCGGTCAGTAAATCAGCACCTTTCAGAAGCTCCCCGTTCAACTGAGCTCTGCCCATACGGATCATATTCTGTGTCTGGCTTAAACGCTGCTGAGCCCTGTCGAGCTCACCGGCTGCAATGGCCTGCCTATCCAGATTAATCGCTAACGCTGCCGCCGCTTCCTTGCCTGCTCTGGTTGATTCACCGTAACGCTCAACCGTTTGCTGATTGCGATTAACGGCATATGTAAGATCATCATATTTTTTCTGAGCCTCAGCCACAGCCTCGGTAAGTTCAGGTATTTTTTCTCCTGCCTTGCCTATTTCCTCAGCTATCTGAATTCGGCTCATTTCACCAAATTTACCGATCAGGGTATTAACGCTGTCAGCAAGATTATTGGCGTCGTCTCTCGCCTCCTTCGCTCTCTGGCTGAAATAAAACAATGCCGATGCAGCGGCGACAGCGAGACCGGCAGGCCCACCAATAAAACTAAGTGCGCCACGCAAAGCTGTTCCAATTCCGATGCTGGCTCTGTTTGCTGCCACTCCTGCTGCATTCTGCGCCGCCGTATGAGCTGCCAGTGCAGAATTATAGTTTCCCGTTGCTATAGCCGCAGCCTGTCTTGCTTGTGACAATCGCTGTTCAGCAGCGACAACCTGATTCTCGGTTATTGCAACATCTCTCAGGTTTTTTGCTAACCTGAGCTCATCAAGAGCTCTTTGTTTCGAAACATTGGCAGTCCTTAACTCAGCAGCGGCATGTAACTCTGCCGATCTTGTTGCCTCAGCTTCTGCTACGCTTAATGCTCTGGACGCAATTACTCCCTGTATTTTTTCTTTCGCAGCCAGCGCCATCGCCCCAGCAAACCGGCTCCCGATAACAGTAGCAGCTACCGTCAGAACTGCCGTTAATCCGTCAAGGTTTTCACTTATAGTCACAACAGAATCGTTGAATATTCTCGTGAATGTTTTAACAGTGGTGTTTTCGCCAAAGAATTTAGTAATATTGTTGCTGGCGATCTGAAGAGACTGCGACATTGTTTGTGTTGTGTTAGCAAACTCCCTCTCAATAGTTGGCCCCATTTCACGGAATGCTTTTAATAACACATCGGTTGTTAGCTTACCTTCTCCTGCCATCTTGCGGAGTTCGCCGATACTCACCCCGAGAGAATCAGCAATCCCTTTCATCAGTGCCGGAGCCTGTTCACTCATTGAGTTGAATTCCTGCCCTCGCAGTACGCCTGATGCCAGTGCCTGCGATAACTGAATCAGCGCACCTTCTGATTCTGCCGCCGTGGCACCGGAAACGGTCATAGCCTTTGAGATTGTGGTAGTTATTTGCCCCAATTCCTGACCACTGAGCCCGGCACTGCGCATAGCCCTTTCCAGTCGTGAATACAGCGTTGCGATACCATCAAGGCTTGATCGGCTGTTCTGAGCAATATCAAATACACGCTGATTCACCACCGCCAGCGTCTCACCGGCTTTTATGGAGTTGACGAGTTTGTTATTAAGTACCGTCCACGCTTCGGCGTAGCTGGCAACAGCAGAAGCAGATAAATACGCAGTCAGTGACGCAGCAACCCGCGACAGTGAGGACATTGATCGCTCAGTGCCATTGACGGCGGTCGTTGTGCGGTTAAATCCGCCCTCCATATTCCGCAGCCGCTGATCCAGTTGACGTTGTGATGTCAGCAACTGAGCAACATCCATCTGCACCTGATATACGATTTCACCGACGTTTGCCATTTACCGGCTCCTTAAAATGAAAAACCGCCAAACGGCGGATGTGTTAAATCTTCTTCCTGCTCACCAGCCGACGCTTGCCCTTAATCAGGTCATCGTTGCGTGCATCATCGGCTTTGGTGATAGCCTCATACTCATCTTTCGTGAAACCTTTCTCATCGGGATATTTCGCCTTCAGCATCATCACGAACTCAGTCATTGTGAGTTGTTCCGCTTCGCTGCGGGTGATGTTGAAATGCACACGGGCGGCACTGATGTAATCGACGGCGCGGAACTCGTCGGAGTATTCGTCTTTACCTTCGTTGCGCTGGAGTTTGCGCACCTTGGCCTTGCCGATAATGCCGTGGGTCATTAGCTCGCGCGCCAGCAGGATGATATCGCGATAATGCATAGCGCCGAACCGGTACACCATGCCGGATTTTCCAACCCGCCATTCACCGATAACCTCAGAACAGTCATCGTTACAACATGCCTGCATCACGTCCATTGCTGTCGATAAAATGCTGCGCCCATAAACCGGTTTATTTAACAGTGCAATCAGCCATTCAGGAACCACTCCGTAAGCGTCTACGGCAGACGCTATAATTTGTTGTACCTCTGAGCCATTTAATCGCGTAAACGCACTCACGATCTCTTTAGGCTCACCGATTCGCGTCATAGCATCCAGTGACGGGCGAAACAGGTAATCATTTTCGGCAGTGGATATCACCATCTCGCCGTATTCTAAACGCGGTGTCATATATCCTCCTGAACATTATCAAGGGCACCCTGAGATACCCTTTGTAATATTTAGGCCGCAGTGACTGTAACGACACATTTCGCCGTCTTGCCGCCATCTTCCGATGTGACAGTGATATTCGCGGCGCCGGCGGCAACACCGGTGACGGTGACAACATTCAACAATTTACTGACGGTAGCAAAATTAGGCTTATCGCTGACCACCTCGTAATTTTTGTTTGTCGCGTCAACCGGATTAAATCCAACCGTGAATGTCGCAGTTTCACCGGATTTCACAGTCAGTGTCGCAGGGTTGGCGGTGATGCTCTGCACCACGATTTCTTCCTGCAGCCACTCAAAGCTGTCAGCGTCTGCGACTTTCAACTCACCGGAATACGTGGCGATCTCTTTGGTCGGGAACTCCATAGACCATGATGTGAAGTTCATGTAACCCTGAATCACATCACTGCCGTCGCCTTTCATGTCGAGCTGAACCCAATATGACGGCTGACGGCTGGCCTTGACTTCAGCAAGGATTTCTTTGGCGATATCAAAAGCAGACGTGGAACCATCAGCACCTTTGCGCTTCAGCTCACCATCAAACTTAATGGTCAAGTCCAGACCGGTCACGATGGCCTCGGTCAGCCCTTTTGTGTCGTCTGCTTTGGAAGTAACTGTTTCAGTACCGTAATCCAGCCCTTTACTGGTCAGTGCGCCGAGACGCAGAAACGCGGACTGTTCAGGAACCGTACCGGGGCAACCGGGCGCGATGCGGAGAATCCCCGCATTACCCATCACCAGGCCTTTATCATCAGGGCATTGTGCCATGTTGTAACCTCTTTATTTGCAAATAAAAAAGGCCGCATAAGCGACCCGTTTGAAGTGTGTTTGTTCAGGATGTGCAGCGGAAGGCCAGCTGCATGATGAACCGGCCTTCTTCTGTTGGTACCGGCTTAGGAATGCCGCCAAGGTTGTAAACTGAGTTGAGTTCGCAATCGTCCGGAAACTCGGATACGAAACTGAGAATGTCTTTCGCCCTGGTTAACACCGGCTCCGGATCATTCTGTGCGGACACCAGAATCAGCATCACATTGTCATCTGCGCCAAGGTCAGCAAATCTTCCGCTGCCGCCGTCAGGCTGAATAACGGCATATTGCTGTGTGCGTGACTCCGGCTCTTCTGTCCACGTCAGGTACTGAACAGTGAAGTCATCCAGCAGGCCGACGCGGTTCAGATAACGCTCAAACGCTTCGTGTATCATATGCGCATCTCCTGATGCATGGCTGCTTCAATCTCATCGCGACTCTCTTCAAATCCCAGCGTGAGGAACTCTTTTCGCGCAGTGGCACGCCGGAATGTCTGCTTAACTTTCGGGTCATGAACAAATACCGCGTAGTTGGCAGAATACCCGACACGACCGGTAACGCGGGTGCCGTTCACTGTGATTTCACGGAACTGAGAGTTGATAAGTGTTGATGTGTCGATAGGCGTGAACAGCGTGGCCTGAGCGCCACCAATCAGCATTGCTGCCTGTATTGCGCGTGTAACTTTGCGCCCTGTGATATTGCCGACCAGTGCATTGATATTGGCGCTGACCTCTGCGATACCTCTGATTTTCGCTGCCATATCACACCGCCGTTATCAGGGTGTAGTCATCCGCTATATGCTCGAATACGTCCTCATCACGCTTGATGAATTTGATTTCGTCAGCACCGGCAGATACCGGATCACCTGAGTGCTTGCCGATAGCAATAAAGTCACCTTTCTTCGCATCAGCATACTCAGTCCAGAATACCAGTTTGATAGTGATTTCAGAGCCGATATCAATCTTTCCGCCCTTAAGCTCACTACCATAGCCACACAGGAAATGAACCGGCTCCGAAAATTCGGGCTTACCGTATCTGTCCTTTCCGGCAAGCCGCCACAACGTAGCCCATGAGGTATACGCCCAATTAGCAACTGAACTCATCGATACCCCCCGACCACACCGAAGAAGCCAACCGTTTTGCTCGACAACGGCAAATCAGAGAGACACCCGGCACTGTCCCATGCGCGGATCTGGTTCAGCAGATAATCAGTACCGGCAGAATCATATGCGAAAGAACGAGACGCCCCGTTAGGAGCGCTCTGTGATGATATCTTTCGTGCGCCAGACAGCGAGGCCAACCGGACAGCGGTGTAAATCAGCAGCAGTTTCTGCGTGGTTTCGTCGTAGTTGGCTTCGAGACACCCGGACTTTGCATTAACCTGACTCAGTAACAGCGACAGCACAGAATCAGGCAATGTAAACCCGAGTTCCGCAATCATCGGCTTTACGTCATCAAGAGTTATCTGCATTATTTTTTACCGTTAGGTTTTGCCTTTGGCTGTTCAGGCTGTTCAGAATCATCGTTTCCAGGCGATGCGACTTCAATATCACCAGATGCGATAATCTCAACCAGACCGGCCTTTTCCCATTCTTTCGCGCTTTCATCTGACATTTTCAGTTGGCTACCGGCTTCCACAGGCTGGAAACCGGCACCGGCGAAGAAGTTATTCGAAACTACTTTTACCAGTGCCATAAATCCCCCTTATGCGCCTTTCGCGTGAACAACTGAGAAGTGGCCGCTGATGTCCTGTTTAACCATCAGACCGGCAGCGCCCCATGTGCGCCATACATAATCAGAGTTATAGAACTGGCGCGGGTCTGCGACAGTACCGAACGCCTGACCGACAATCGGAGCGATAACACCGGCACCCAGTGGCACGATCAGCATTTCATTGTCTTTCAGCTCGCAATCTTCTTTGATGTCTTTGATGCCGGTGATTTTCTTCACCTCTTCCAGAATGGTGCGGGTCTGGTTCACATCGAAATACACGCTTTCCCAATTTGACAGGGTTTCACCTGACACATACCAGGTCTGCTCACCGTATTGTTTGTTTTTCAGTTTCAGCACATCACGCAGTTTGATGATTTCTGCGCGGATCACCTTGCCGTCCTGCTCGGTGGCAAAGTTAACAGTCAGTGTCACCTGCGCAACGCGCTCATCAGCACGGAAGCCCTTCCATGATTTGCCATCAAACTTGATGAAATTACCTTCGGAATCACGGAACCCGTTCCAGATAAAGTCAACGTATTTGCGGCGAACAGTATCAACAGAATCAGACTGCGCATCGGACAGAGATGCCAGCGCAGAACCTTTCGCGAAGATTGGGTCACGGAAGCCGAACTTAAAGCCGGTATCGTGAATCGGCACCATCGTACCGTCAAAGGTGAATGCACCGGCATCAAGCAACGCACCAATCTGGCCGGACATTGACGTATGAGCCACGCCACCACTGCCTTTACGGGCATATTCATACACGGATTCTTCCAGACGAACGGAGCGGGAAAGCCCCATCAGGTCATTCAGCAGGGTAAACTCGGTATTCGGCTGAAACTCGGACAGAACAGTCTGGTCATATGCTTTATACAGGCGGCGGATATCATCAACTGCGTTAGCAGCATCAACTCTGATTGCGCCGTTACCGCGTGAATTGGCACGGATAATGAACTCAGCAACAGCCTGTGCTGATGCGTCACGGGCAATCTGCAGCTCGCCAAACTGCGCAGCATTTGCTTCAAGGTTGCCGGTTTCGGTCGCTTTTTTAGTTGAAAAATAAAACATTCAGTTCTCCTTACTTGAACACAACGCGAACCAGCTCACCCGCCTTAGCGGTCAGTGCTGAATCTTCTTCGACATAGGCGAATACAACTTCACCTTCCGCAGCGGTGGCCGCTGTGATCTGGCCGTTGGCAACAATCACCGGCTGGCCTTTTTTGTACGTGCCGGCAGCAGCGCGGACGTTCAGGAATAATCCCTGCAATGGCTGGATTGCCACCACCCAATCACCGGCCTTCAGGTCGTCATCTACACCTTTGCAGCGCAGATAATACATGTTTGCCACGTACAGGATTGCCGACTCTTTACCATCTACTGAGGCTTTGAACTTGCCGCCATCGAAAAAGCCTACCGTGCCGGGCTTAATGTCTGCTAACGCCTCGCCTTCACGATTTAACAGCGGGTTAGGAAAGATACCGCCCGCATGAATCACACGTTTTGTTTTGTTCGCCATTTCGTTTTACTCCGGCATTTCTGATACTGAGGTGGAAGAGTTATGCTGAGAATGGAACGAGCCATTCAGCCCCTGAACCGATGCACACTGTGCGTACAGTTCTTTCAGCGGATCACCGTCCAGCGCATTCACAGCTGTTTCTGAGAAGCCAAACTTGGATTTCACCGCTTCACGCATGGCTGATTTTTCTTTATCAGCGTTTGCGTTTAACTGGCTTTTAAGTGCGCTGATTTCATCAGTGAGCGGCTTGAGTGCGGCATTCACTGCTGCGGTGACGTCATCTGTGTTAGTGGCCTTGTCTTTGGCCTCTTTCTCTGCTTTCTCACGCGCCGCTTTCTCTTCCGGCGTTTCTTCGCCTTTTGATTCATTGGCAATCATCTGGTTGTACGCATCCATCAGCTCAGCATCGGATTTTCCGTCTGTGTCGATGCCTTTTGCCTTCAGCGCGTTTGTGATGAGTTGTTTCATCGGGTCGTTTTCCTTATTGGTTTTTACTTCGTACTCTGTTGGCTTGCGCACAACTTCAATGGGCTCACCGACAAATTCAGCTACGCCGTTATCGTCAATGAGGTATTTTTGCTGGTAGGTTTTACCGGATTTGTAGTAGATGAATTTGTCAGGCCAGACTGTTTCCGGATAAGGCCAGTCATCACCTGATGATTGCTCCCTCAGGGCATCGCGCAGTGCTTTGTGGATATCCTCGAAAGAGAAGTTAGAGCCGTTGGTGAAGAAGAACTTCGTTTTGTTGAAAATGCCTTCTTTCATGCAGTTCGCCGCATCAATCAGGCTGACATTTTCGATATTGCATTTCTGCCCGTCAGTGTTAACGAACATCCCGACACCGTCATCAGGTGTGGCCGCGCCGGGCTCACTCGCCGGAAGAATGGCGATGTGGTCAAAGTGCATGTTTCGGGCTACCCATGTATACGGCTTGCCCTTTGACTTGCCTTTGTTCTGCTCGCGCTGCAGCAGTAATCCGGTGGAGACGTGGATCGGGTCTGTGCTGTTACCGGCAATGATGTCATCCACACGGGCAAGGAACTCTTTCCCTTTCTCTGTGGCATCCGCGAAACGTCGGTTGACCTTCACGTCCATGACGACTCTTTCACCATCTTTGCGGACATTCTCAGCCCATGCGCCGATGTGAAACTGGTTTACTGCTCTCGGCGTGTCAGCCGATACGTAATCTGTGCCGATCTTGGGATGTCCGTACGGGCATTGCCGCCCCTCCATCGACTGAAAGCTTTTGTTAATTTCGCTGGCCGGATATAGCCCCCCGTTCATCACAACGTCATCAACAACAGGCACAACGCCGCGAATGACGATATGCTCGTCACCGTCGATGGTTTCAGTTGAGATATTGGAGGAATTGATAGCCAGCGATTTAACATGAATACCCGAAAGCTTCATGTGGTGGCCTCTTTGGTTATGAATCTTTGTCTGTTGACCAGGCTTTCCGCTCTGCTGCCAGCCGGTCAATAATGCCTTTGTTGTAAATCGTCCCGTCATCATTCAGTAATACCGGCTGTGTCGCGCAGTAGCAGTTAAACCGGTTGCCGCCGTCGGCATAGAACGCTTCGACCTCTTCGACAGTGAACACCTTGCCGTGTCGTGCTGCATGCCAGTTGCGTGTAGTCGGTTTCAGCGCAGATAGCCACAGCAGACCGGTACGCAAACCGAGCCGCTCACTTGCCCACGTGGTTTCATTCCAGTTTGCACGACGTAACGCGCCTACCTGTTCCGTCTGAGCTATGCGCTTTGCGTTACTCATTGAGACATCCAGCCGCTGACTAACGATTCTGGCTGTTTCTCTCGGGTTGACACCTCTGGCTATCGATGTGCCTATGATGTTAGACAGGTCGGCGCGCGCAGCATCAGAAATACCTTTCCAGTCGCTGAACGTTGAGATAAACGCCGCGGCTATCTGGTTCTGATATGCAGGTTGCGACATCAGGTAAGTGAGCGTGGTCTGTGATGCGTACACCTCTGACTGTAGTGACAGATTGGTATACGCATTCAGTGTGCCGCGGTCATACTCAGCTGCGACATGGCTGAACGCCCACAGGTTTTCATTCCCACCCTCAAGCAGATACTCATCCAGAATGGATTGCAGCAGCTCAAGGAACCGTGAGTACTCATCAGGACGCTCAGCCAGGTCATACGAATAGACACCCGCGTTAACCCTGATAAGCGAATCTGGTTCGTTCTGTGCGTTTTTAGCGAGGATGTAGCTGTAGAGTGAGTTCTGATTTCGCTCTCTGCCGGTGAATGACAGATCGAACAGCTGGCGGAGTTCTTTTTTCAGTCCGTGATACCGCTTTTCAATATCGCGGTACATCTTTCTGACTGGCTTTCCTGACTGTGTCGGGTCGGCCTTATTTCCCGGTATTATCGGCGACCCTGTTCTCTGGTTCTTTATCATCAGTTAACGGGTCTCCTTTGGGGCCGGTTTCCGGTGGTGCATCCTCTTCGATTGGTTCAAGCTCACCAACTGCGCGGATTTCATTCGGGGTAAATATCGCCATGCCGAATGCCTGTTGTGATTTCCACGCAGCATCTGCCATCTTGATCATGTTATCGATTTTGTCAGCTTCACTCGGTGCCAGCATGTCAGACCATGCCAGGGTGATATCACCTGACTCTGGTTGCGAAATAACGCCAAGAGTACACAAGCGACCGATGATTTCAGTAACATACTTTGTCTGAAATCCCCAACGGCGACCATTCAGGCGCTTACCATATGCCGCACCATCTTTATCCCCGGCCAGTACACCGGTTTGTGTTCCGAGAAACTCAGAAAAAGGGATGCGTATTGTGGTCAGAAATTCACGAACTGCCACTTCCCATGATGGATTAGGATCAGCAGCAGCAACAGAGAGCACATTCATGCGCCCGGCCTGCATTACCGCCGCTGAATCCGTACCACGATTGAGTTTGTCGACTTTATCAGCCATTGCTGCGCCGATGTCGTCATACCCCGCTTCCTTTGCTGCTTGTGCAATGTTGCTCATATCGGTAGTAGCATCGAACTCAACAGCAATCTGACGGCTGGCGTTTTTCAGAAATCCCTCAGCACTGCCACCGGAAATCTTTTCGATATCCAGTAGCTTGTTGAATCCGGCCTTCAATAGCGGGATGCCAGAAAACATATAATCATCATCTGCGCCCTCGCACAGAATGATCACCCGGTCTGGATGTATTTTCTTTTGCTTTATCGGACCGTGAATCTGGTGCCCGACAGGTCGCTCATCAAAATCGTAATATTTCGGCTTACCGTAGTTCTCGGATGATATATCCGTTTCCCATTCAGTTACTTTTAACTGCGGCTCCCATAACGGGATCAGGTTAACCAGCGCCTTTTCACCAAGTCGCTTAACCTCGGTGATATCTACCGGCTCACTCCAGTCTGCGCCGTCTTTTAACTGGATAACCAATGCCGAGTAGTGGCCAACCATATTTCGCCGGTCTGCATCCTTAATTCGCGGCCAGAATCTTTTCAGCAGCCTGGTCACCGATGACTCCCACGGTGTTGTTTCCTTGTTTTCTTTCGATTCATCACCATCAATGATGGTCGGATTATCCTGCCAACAATCATCCAGCAAGCGGTGGACTGCTGCATGTGCAACCGCGTTACGCTCATATGCATTGTAATAATCAGTGAATGACAGTTCTGCCGGATATCCGAACTCCTGATAGAGCGTCGTTCTTTTCGTGTTGCTGGAAATGCCGCCTGATGCATACAACGCCCGTTGCACCGCCATATTGGCGACGCTGTTCACGAGCAATTCCAGCCCTTCATTTTTTGTTGTCACTGAAATTCCTCTTAGAAGTAGAATTGCGCCGGGCGCTTAATGATCGGGAACTGCTTCACGATGTAATAACCGCCTGCATCGTTGGGGTGATCGTTATCAGCAGATTTATCAGGCTCTCCATTCGGAGCCCATACCTGCTGCTCAAGCGACTCCGTGTAGACCGGGCAACGCTTAACATTCACCTTATACCGCCGGTCACCGTTTGCATTACAGAACATGGCGTTCATTGAGTTAATTCTGTCTTTAACCGGTGGGTTTGACGCATTGACGACCACGTTAAATCCGGCTTGCCGAAGCTGAGCCAGATCTGTTGCACTGGCGTTATTGGATTTTCTGGATTCACCAGACGCATCAGGGTAGATGTAAATTTCACGTACCTTTTGATAATCACCATCTGCATACAGCCAGAACCGCTCTTTGATAATGCGGATCATATCCGGTGTATCGTAGGCGTTAATGATTTCTGTTACCGCGTGAGGCAATCCAAGGCGCAGCACATGAACCACACCAGCCATTTTTCCAACGTTAAAGTCCATCCCGATATACAGCGGTTCCCCTGGCTGCTCTTCTTCCTCGCTGTTATTCAGCCTGCGGTCAAAGGTGTGATAGATGGTGCCGCTGGTCAGGTTTGTGAATTGTCCGCGCAGATATGCTTTGATTAGCTCTGGCGGGTAAGAGTCCATCAGTGACGGAATGTAATCCGCTGGCAGATTCTTTTCATTGTCGAACGTTGAAGCCTGCACCAGACCGTAGAGCGTTGTCAGCTCAGGTTTATCGCGTACAGCTTTCACGAACTGCTGATAAACGAACTTAAATCCTTCCGGCGTGGTGGTGACATCAATGCCATTGCGCAGTCCGTCAACCTTATAGCGCATACGGGCAATGATTTTACGCCATGCTTTTTGAGCCTTATCCGCTTTCATGACATCAAGCTCATCAATCAGCGCATTACCAATCTTGAATCCGACTATTGTTTCCGGCTTCTCCATCGATCGGCATATTGTTGTGCCGCGATACCGCTTACCTTCGTAAAAGTGAACCTCTTTATTGCTTTCGTTCACCTTTACTTTCAGGCCCCAATCGAAAGCGACTTCTTCGACCGTGGGATAGAAAATGTCTCTGATCTGCGGATATGTTGGCGCGAAGTACCCCTGGTTAATTCTCGGATGCTCCCACATGCCCTTGCAGATACCGCCGCACCCTACCCACGTCTTCCCAGAACCGAATCCGGCAACGTATGCCCTGAATTTATTCGGCATAGCCAGAAATCGCGACTGAGGGATATTAAGGGTCGGCGCTATCATCTTCTCTGACCCTCGCATCTATCACATTGATATTTATTGCAACTGGTGTCGGTGTGTCGTTCTCATCATCTTCAGCCAACTCTCGGCCAAGCTTGTCCGATTCAAGATCAATCTTGTTCGTTGCTGCTTTGCGGTATTTAGTATCTGCGATAATTTTAAGCAGGTTTTCTTTATCCAGACCAAGCGTTGATATAGTTCGTTCCAGCGACTCTATCCGGGCAATATTCCGGTCTAATGCCTGTTCAGTATTAACCAACTGCCGCGCTATTTCGCTGCGCACTTCGGCCTCTTCCGCCGACTCAAAGTCAGCGCGCAATTTGCCAAGAACCTTTGTTACTGAAAGCGTCCTCGCGCGGATAAAAAGCAATTCCTGGATTAAATCCAGTCCGGCGGCATCCTCAAATAACTCGTCAGAGTCAGGCATGTACTTTGAATACCCTGAGTGCTTAACTGCGGCTCTGTTACCTGGTGCAAACGGAGGATGATTTGTTACTTTGCGCTTTTGCGCATTGCGCACTGGTCGGGTTTCGGTTTGCGCACTTTGCGCACATTTCTGCGCAGTTGGTTTTTTGATATGCCTGCGAGCGGTTGCGTAATTCAACTCCTGAGACTCACACCACTCTTTCGGTGATATCCCTGTAGCGGCATGGTCAGACAGGAACTGTTTTTGTAGCTCGCTCCAGTCCGGCCTAGCCATAATTATTCCTTACTCTTTTCCTCAACAACCGGAATGTATCTGATGTCGCTGATTTCATCCGGTGCGATATATGTCCATGAGCCGTCCAGACCGGCAATACCAATCAGCCCGTTAGTAATGCGCGGCTCTTTCGTTGTCATCAATCCGTGATATGTCGTACCGTCCTTTTTGGTTGCTGTGACTTCGTATTTTTCAGTCATGCAATTCAACCTCCTGTCCTTCAAATACGATTTCTTTCTTAAAGCACAGGCTTGCTAACCATGTGACGGGCAGAAAGGCGGCGATAAACAACACCGGCTTCATGTACCAACGCAGGGTCATTTTGTAACTGATGGTTGTTGTAATCATAATTACCTCTCTTGTAGGCCAGATGTCACCATTTCTTCCACCACGGCAGGTGTCGCCGCATATGAGGGTGTCTTTATCCCGGTGTTACCGATTATTCTGGATGTCCAGACGCTCGCTGTGAGGAGTGGCACAGGTCGTGGCTAATGTGGCAGAGGAGATCGGCGGCTCGAATCTTTTCCTGTTAATCAGAACAATAAACTGGTTCGTTTTGTATTTGGCCGGTGATTCTTGAAACAGCCACCCTGCCGCACCTATATAAATCCCTATCAACGCCACTCGTAAGCGACGTTTGCAGAGTTTTATAAAATGCAGATAATAAAAAAGACCGCTGGGCGGTCTATTCTGCATCAGTAAAAATTAGCTTAGGCTGCGTCAGTGCAAGGATCTGCTCATACTCAATGGACAGTGCCTTTTTCTCTTTCTTGCGACTATGCATCATCTGACTACCCAGCCGACCTTTCAGCTCGGATTTAGCGGCTTTTAGTGCATGCCGGTGCTGTGCTTCTTCGCCCAGGTCTTTCCATCTGGTGATCTGCTCAGTCATCCAGTTGAACGCCTGGATAAATTTTATCTTAATAAGCATCGCTGCTTTGCCGGTGAAACTCATTACCAGAAGCATGTAACCGTCTTTCGATAACTTATACATTGGCTGGATATCGCCATTTTTATCAATGTAATCAGTGGGCTCAAAATTGAGCTCAGCAAATTCATCAGGGCAATCGCTGATTGTTTGCTTTATTTTTCTCAGTACGTTCTTGTGAGTTTTACCAAAATAATCGGCAATCTTTTTGCTGGTAGTGAATACCTGCCCATCAGATGCCATTGCCATTTTCTGGAAATTAAACTCCGGTAACACAATTGAAGTAGTCATGGTGTAAATCCTTATAGAAAACGAACCTGTTCGTACAGAAAAGCCGCCCACAGAAACACCATTTAACGGAATTTCTCAGGATCGTTTTCTGTAAGGTTCTGTGTATATTTAGATGCGCGTACGAATGCGCCGGTGAAATGCGTAGAGTCGCAACCATCATCACGCATCACTACGTTACTTTGGTCACTTCCGTCTGTTCCGGCATGCCAAGATAGTTTGGATCACCTCTTTACTGGCTTAACAAATTATCTAACCTTGTCGGGGTTATTCGTAAAAAAGCCCCGCTATTTAGCGAGGCGTTGTTATTTGATAAGAGACGCTGCGTATTCAATTAGATATAGCTTAGGAACTAAAAGTATTTTTAGAAATTCTATTGCTCCCCCCACAGCCATAAGCAGGCCAAATAAAATAAATACTACCGGAGCCAGGGAGCGGCAGGCATCATATGTACCAGAGTTAATGTTATATCTCTTATCTTTATCATGAAATGTCCATGACTCCCCTCTCGCCCTTGCTTTGCCAGCCCAGGATGGGATGTATACCCCAAGCGAAAGACAGCATATTCCGATGACAAAACAAAACACCCCCAACACCATATTCCATGTCAGTAGCTGGTTGATAACGTCAGGCAGTTGAGACTGACTAAAGACAGTCGTCGAATCAATTCCGTCTGATACTTTTTTCAATAAATCGACCAGCACCTTTTCAGCCTGCTCATTCATCGTAAACACTCCGTTCTGATGTAGTCCTGCAAATACAGGGTCTGCTTTTCGTTCTCAGTCATCATTTCTCTGAGACGCCAATAATCTTGTTCAGTTGCTTCACTAAGTCGTGGGGCGGCTTCATTGCTTCCGCTTTCGGTGGTATCGGCTCCGGCCTTTGGACACTCGGCTTTGATGTACACCCGCTTGTTGCCAGACTTAACAGCATCACGCAGGCTATCAATTTCAGTTTTGGCATTGGTTAACTCCTGCGTGTACATGGTGTCGAGTTCGTGAAGTGACTGAATACGGGATTTGTAGTCTTTGTTGATGGCGACCTGTTCAGTAAACTGAGAGGAAAGCAGCTGATAGTTATCCTTCAGCCCACCATACAGATGCAGGAGAAGCATCAGACTGATAGCCAGTGTTCCGCAGATACCGAGCCATATCTTTGTTGCAGTGCTCATGCCGGAATCTCAACATGAGGCGCATCAATGAAACGGGTTTCAATCGGCAGTGACGGATCATTCTTCCAGTTGATACCGAACCGGAGTTTTACGCCCAGCTCGTCAGCAGCCTGTTTAACGGCTTTCAGCAACGGCTTGAATTCCTCAATCTGCCACTTGGTGTTAACTGGGATAATGTCTACTGCGTGTCCGGTCAGGTGGCGGCTTTTCATGGTCTGTGATTTCTTCTCAGCGACCAGTTGCTTTTGCCGTGCCTCGGTTCGTAACCCCTCAATGACAATGAAATCGACCGGTGTAATCTCCAGCGCACGACGAATCACCTTCACCAGGTCGGAATTAACACCATTCAGGTTATTCTCGCTTCGCTTACTGAATCTGAAACTACTCATTATTTACCCCCGCCTTGCCTTTAATCATGCCGCTTACCTTCTCTACGCCCCAGTACCCGATCATGACACTGGTGATATAAGCCAGGTCTGGATTCATCCCCATAAAAGCAAGCAGGTCTTTAGCGAACCAACCAAGGAATGCGCACAGGACACCGTCCAGTAATGTTTTCTTCCACCCGCCGCCGTTGTACATCCCGCGAAGGATTGCAACCACACCAGCCAGCCCGGCAAACACGCCTTGGTCTTTATACTGATAGAGATAATTTAATATCTGATCCAACCAATCAGGGGTATTGTTCATATATTTCAT